TTAAGTGGTTCCACGCTCAAGTGCGTTCCTCCTGCCGGGCGGTTGAACGACCGGCAGTTCATGGTCGTAGCGCTGCCGCATCGTTTCGGTAACGTGGCCGCCTGCAGCCTTGTTGTCCCCGTCCGTGATGCCCCGGTGTTTGAGCCCGTGCAGTGCGAAGCGCTCGCTCTTGGAGATCACCCCGACGCGAATCGCCTCGGTAATGAAGCGCTGCCAGGCACTGTCGAGGGCAGACTTGGTGATGGGATCGCCACCTCGCTCCACCAGCAAGAACCTGTCGCTGCCGCGCAGCGGAACAGGGCGCACGCGGCCCTTCCGGTTCCAGATGCGGTGGCGCCGTGCCAGCAGCTGATCCCACGCCTCGATCATCGCCTCATCCCATTCCGTTACGTTGTCACGCGACCCTTTGCGGCGATTGCTATGCACCCCCTCGACCTGGCGGTGCGCGTCAGTCAGTGTGCAGACCTCAATGCCGCGCAGGCGGACGCTGTAGGCTAGGATCATCACCGGGGCCAGGTAGTCGGGAAAGCTGCCCTTGGCATTGGCGGGAAGCGCGCCCCGTTCGCGCGCGAACGCAAGCACTGCGCGAAACGCTTCCTGCGACGGCATGCGCGCGTCGCCGCGTTCTTTTGCCTGGCGTACGCCTTTGGCAGGGTTGGTCTTGCAGTAGCCCATTCGTACACCCCACGAAAGGGTGAGCCGTAGGTAACGATGCAAATGATTGGCCTTGCTGGGGTACGCGGGTAAGGCGGGCTGGGTCCGATTCGCTGGGCGGCCTGCAGCAAACGTCTCCACCAGCCGTTGCACGACAGGCGTTGTGATGCGATCGACCTGGATAGATCCCAGCAGGGTCCCATCCTTTCGAACGTAGTTCGCCAACACCTCCGCGTAGCCCAGGTAGTTCCTGCGGGTGCCGGCGGCGAGTCGTTTGAAATCGCTCGATTCGTGGTAGCGGTCGAAGAGAAAGCGCAGCGTGCCGCGTCCTATGCCTGTGCGCATCTCTTCCACGATGGCGTGTAGATCGGACAGGCGGGCGCTGGCGTGGGCGACCGTACGCTTTATGCGCCGGCCACCCTCCGCGTGATCTTCATAGACGAACCAGCGGTCGTCGTGCCAGTAGATCCCCTTCGGCAATGCGTCCTGCTCGATGTGCCCAGGTATGGCCGGGTTGAACTTCCTTTTTCTGCCGCGTGTCATCAGATGTTGTCCTCTTCCCTTACGTCTTCGGGCTGCGGATCGATCAATCCCAGCGCGGCGTTCACCGCGTCGAGGGTGGTCCAGATTCCGCCTCGGCGGTCGTATTTGTAGCGGATGCCTTCCCTGTCTGCCCAGCGGCGGACGGTGACGGCCCTTGGGGGAGGACCGTCGGGAGCGCAGATCCGCTGCAAGTCTGTGAAGTGGAGGATCTGCGCCATGCTCAACCTCTGCCTGCGGCGAACAATTTCATCTGTAACACGTTGCTCGGCAAGGGTTCCTCCACTGCCGCGGCGGTCGGCTGCAGGCCGTGTTGCTTGTGCCAGTGCGCCCACGCCAGGTCGAACGTTGGGTGCTTCGCCGTGGTACTGCAACGGCATTCGATGAGGTGGCCACCGCCCGCACCCTCGCGACGTAGATCGTGGATGTACCGCGCCGGGTGGTTATCCGGGCAAGCGGGGAGGGTGCGCAGTGGCGTCTTCTGTCGCTGTGTCATGCGGGCTCCCGCGCGCCGTCACAAACGACACAGGGTGCTGTCAGCGCGGACCCCACGGCAACAATGTACGCACCCTGGGCGAAGGGGCTGGTACCGGCCAGGATGTCGGCGGCGACGTGAGGCAGGCCGGCGCTCTCGAACTCGGCGGCGAGGAACCGGCCACCGGCATCAATATCAGCCATGCGCGACCTCCCGACGGACGGCCATCGGGGCGCGGCGGCGCAGGGCCTGCGGGATTTGGCCCACGGCCAAGCCGCTATGCCGGCGGCAGGGCGGGCGTGTCTGCCACATCTTGAGCATGGTGGCGCCGGCGACCGGCAGCAGCACGCACATGGCCAGCAGGGCGACGAAATCAGCCATTGGCCACCTCCTGTGCAGCCTGCGCCACGGCAGCGGCGGTTGCTCGCTTGCCGGGCAGCATGTTGGCCACCTCGTAGGGGAAGGGCACGCTGTTAGCCAGATCGGCAAGCTCGGGCGAAATCCAGCTGCTCTCGTCAATGAGGTCGGCCCCCTTCACCAGTTCCCAGCCCTTCCTGCTGCCTCTGCGACGCTCAAACACGCACTGCGCGACCTTGGCTGGCCCCATGCTCAGCATCGCCGTGGCGATGACGCAGTTGTGGGTGATGTGGGGGGTGACCGTGGCGCTGGCGTCGGCAGCACCGTCTGCCGCAGCAGCATTCACACAGTTATGCACACCCGTGATAGCCTTCGCACCGGGTCCGGTGCTGGAATCCAGCGACTTTGCGAGGGTGGTCATGGCTTGGCCTGTCATCTGTTGCATGGTTCTCTCCTGAACTTCGTTGGTGGATGGCCTTGGGGGCGGTGTTGGCGCACTCCCCGCCGGGCCTTTGCTGTTGCTGCGGGTCTTACTTCTGGAACACCCAGCACTTCACGGTTGTGCTGGTCGTTTGGGTGGAACGGATCGCGCTGTTCACGGCTGTATTGGCGCTGATGAACTTGTGGCGCTTCGACTCGACCAGCAGCCGTCGCAGGTCGCCAATGTCGGGCACCTGCTGACCGAAGTAGCCGGCCCTCTGAATGAACTCGTTGAGGTTGATGGCGATACGGGTTTCGTCGCGCGAATGGTTCAGCACCGTTCGCTTGTCGCCACTGGCCTGCATCTCGATGTACTCGAACGCATCCCAGAACTCGGAGACGATGCGGTGATCGGCGCCGATGGCGTCCTGGCGTTCGGTGGCCATCTTGACCAAGGCGTCCCGCGTGTCGCGCACCATGTTCTCCGGCAGGTTCACCACCAGCCGCAGTGCATCGAGAAGTGCGAGCATCTGCGCATGGTTCTTGATGATGCGCTCGACACGCAGCTCCTTTTCCTCGCGCAACCTGGCTTCGTAGAAGCGCACGCGCTCGGCGAACTTCTCCATCACGGCGGTTTCCGCCTTGAGCGCGGCCAGCAGGAAGTAGCTCAGCTTCTCGACCGGCAGTGCATTGAGGTTGTCGGCGGCCTGCCGGCTCTCGGTCGTCGCGGTCGGCTTCTTGAAATGCAGCTTGACGATGCGGGTCAGGATGGCCTCGCTGCCATCGACCGGCGCATTCTGACTGATGACGATGGTTCCTTGGAACGGCGGTTCGTAGGTTTCGTTGCCTCCATTGCGCACACCGCGCGTGGCCAGGGTGCCGCCGCCGTAGTAGTCCTTCAATTCGTCCCACTCGAACGACTTGGCGTGTGCCTTATCGCCGCTGTCGCTGCGGTCGGCTTCCAGCAGCACGATGGGCATGCCGGAAATCTGCCCCATGGCGCGGGCGCGACCGGCCTTCGTCGACTTCGCGGGGTCAAAGCCTTCATGGTCCGCACGGGCCAGCAGCTTCCACAGGAAGTTGAGCAGTGTGGTCTTGCCGGCTCCGGCCTCGCCCGTGGCTTCCAAGAACGGGAACGACTTGTGACTGCTGCGGATCTGATTGGCGTACAGCGAGCCAAACCAGAACGTGAGGGCCACAATTCCGTGGGTGCCGAAGCAGGTCCAGAGCCAGCCGAGCCAGTCGGTGGAGTAGTTCTCGTGATCGCGTTGAATGTCCATGCGGATTGACCTCTGTGTGGTTTTGATGCGCAGCTTGTTGAACTCGAAATAGTCCTCGGCATTAGCGAGGGTCACCTCGCCGGCACGCACGGCCAGGTCGGGGAAGATGTACGCCTTGTGGTCAGGGCTGTAGCCGACGAAATCGACCGTATCGACCTTTTTGATGTTGAACAGCTGGTCTTCCATCATTCGGTCCAGCTGCTGGCCGCTGCCGCTGAACACGGCGCCCTGCGCAAGGCTGATGATTCGCTTCTTGAACTCGGTAGCGCTGGCCACCTGAGCGCCGGTGAAGGTACCTTTGACCGACGGTGCGTCGTGGGGGAAGTCAACACGGAAGTAGTACCAGCTTTCGTCGGTCGCTTCGTGGCGTTGGAAGTAGAGGGCTTCGGGATAGCAGTTGGCGATCTGCTGCACCGACGCGCACGCCCGCTGGATCTTCGCCACCGTTTCGTCGCTTACCGCGCCTTCTTCGTCGTCGGGGTTCTTCTCCCGCATCATCTTGTCGAACCGCACAGCATCGAACTCGAACCAGAACAGGCGCGAGGCGAACTCGATGTGGAACTCGGTCTTCTGCTCGCGCTGGTAGATCACCAGTCCCTTGTCCACGGCCGTGCGCGCCATCAGCACGGCACCGTTGTGGCGCGCTAGGTCGAGGTCTGCCAGCCACTGTGCGTCGCCATCCTCCGCTGCCTGAGCGCGCAGGTGCAGATCGTTCCAGTCGGTTTTCTTTTCGCCTACCTGCTCGATCTGTGCGGCCTTGCAGCGATAGCCCAGCTTTTCAGCCCGGCGGGCGTGCTTGATGGTGTAGGCGCGCGCGCCCGGTTCGTTGTCCAACCCCCACACCAGCACGGGCAGATCGTTGGGACGCGCGGCTTTCAGCTCCTTGAGCGACAGTTCGGGGTAGGCGTTGCTCGACATGGCCGCAACGGCGCAGATGCCGCGCTGCAGGAGGGCAATGGCGTCGAAGATCCCCTCAACGATCCAGACTTCGCGGGCGGTGCGCAGTTTGTCCTGTGCGGCCGCGCCCCACCACACCCCGGCGTAGCTCTCGCCCGGTGCAAACCGGGCCTTCTGCTTGCCGAAGCGGTGCGGGCGGTCAATCAGCCTCTCCCACCAGCCGCCTTTGACCAACGGGAAGCGCACAGTGGCTGTGCCGATGTTCTTGGCGCGGTCGTGATAGCTCTCCTGCACATACAGGCCGCGCAGAGGCTTCACGTTGAATCCGCGGGCGGTGGCCAGGTACGCGTCGGCAGCTGCGTGAGGCGCCTGCGGCGTCTGCGGGTTGTTCTTGGAGTAGTCGTCGAACAGGTCATCGTAGAGGTCGCGCACGCGCACCTCTTGCCCGCACTTGGCCTGTCGGCCACAGCGAAGCACCCACGGCTTGAGATAGCTGGTGTAAAGCTCCTTCTTGCCGCAGTGGGGGCACTTGCCCCCACGCATGTACTCGGTGCCGCTGCGGTGCTTGAGGCCATAGTCGCGCTCGACGCGCGACAGTACCTGTTGGCGGATTTCTTCTTGCATAGCGGCTCAGCCTTCGTTCGCCGCGCGAGCGGCGGTGCGGTGGTGTTGCATGGTTCTCTCCTGACCAACCCCGGCCGCGTTGGCGCGCTGCCGGGATCGGGGGTGGTGTTACTCGACAGCGGGGCGGGACCGGCCGAGAATCGCGGCGAGGTCTTCGGCCATGTACTTCGCTACGGCTGAGGTGTGATCGGCCTCGATTTCCAGCATCTTTGCGGCCTCGCTGGGCAGCTTGGCCAGCAGCTCGGCTGCAGCTGCGATGCGGCACAGGCGCAGATAGTCGGCAAGGCTGATGACCTGGTCGCCGCGATCCACTGGATCGGGCAGCACAGGCGTATGCCCGTTGTTGCTGGCCATCAGTTCACCCCGCCTGGGTAGCTTTCGCCTGTGCGCATCCACTGGAAGAAGCGCTCGGCCTCACCCTTGGCGAGCAAGTAGACGACGGTTCCGATCTGGATGCCTCCGCTAGCAGTCCGCAGCACATTGCGTGAGTGATGCGCGGTGAATGTAGCGGCGGTGTCCGACTCGATGTGTACCAAGGCCAGAAACAGAATCTTGTGCTGGTCGAAGGATGCGCGCAGACCGAGGCCAGGGATCTGCGTTTCCAGCAGGATGACCGGCCGCAGGCAAGGCTCTGGAATGGTGACGTTGGAAGGAGGCGCCATCAGTGCACCGCCTTGTCGTCGGTGCCCGGCGCGCGGCCGTCGGCGTCACAGGTGGCGTTGTGGGCTGCGAGTACGTCGCCCAGGGTGATCGCGAGCGGGCACACGCCGACAGCGAGCAGGCGGGCAATGAACGCCTGATACGCATCGTGGGGCCATTCGAGGGTGTCGGCGATCAGGCCGAAGGCGAGCGAAAGCTGACGCGCGGCAGGGTTGCCGGGCGTGGAAGGGGCTCCGTGGGACACGGGGACGTCTCCTGACTTGAGATTGAAATCTCGGGGAGACGTTCTTAGGCGTCGCACCGAGGATGTCGGGAGGCTAAGAACCGGAGTCAGACCGGCGGGCAGTTTTCCCCTTGCGGGTGTTGTATGGCTGCCGCCCTCCCGACGCAGGAAAGCGTCGGCGCGCACGAATAGCAGGCGCAAAAAAACCGCGATGCTGACGGGCGCGGATACCGCTGACTTGGAGTTCTTAGGCTCCGTGCGGCAAACATTGCTCCCCGTCCGTGAGGAAGTCAAGTAAATCTGTGTAGAAATGTGCGAATCAGTTGCAGCTGTGGACGGGTTCATGGGGACACCTGAGCAGCAGTATGCGAAGGCAGTACCTCATAGGCGCCGCCACGCGCGATATGGGCTTTCACCAAGTCGTGAAGCTCGGCGGCGTCGCGCTGCTTCTGCGCATAGGGCACGTACTCGATACGCACCGGAGCGACAACAAAGCTCGGCTCCATTGCCGAGGACCAGCCGTCAAATTGGGTCTTGTGGCGCATCACAGGCGCAGCACTCCCTTGCTGGCGCCAGCGGGCGCCAGGTCAGTTGGTTGAGGAAGGGGAAAGATGGATCAGGTGGCGGGGTGTTCGCCGCCGTCCTGTGGTGTCGCTTGGGGACCGTCAATCCAATCCAGCTGCATTTCGCCCCGGTCCTCTTTCCAGCGTTGCAGCAGCAGGGCGCGTTCGTAGCCGGGCGTCTGCGGTAGTTCGCAGGCTGGGGCGTTGGGCATGCCGCTGGGGCTGGAAATGCTGGTCAGTTCAGAGTGCCCGGTATAGGTGGCGCCGCATACCGGGTTTTGGCACACATAGGCGTCGGTGCGCAGATGGCGGTGCTGTAGGGCGCTGGTGCGCTTCGTCAACGGTGTGCCGCATGCGTCACAGGTGAAGATGGCGCGCTGGCCCATGACGGCACTCATACCTTGCCCCGGCCCTTGGACGCCTTCTTGGCGGCAGTCTTCTTAACAAGGGCATTGCGGGGTTTGCCCTTGGCCGTGCGAACACGGGTGGAAACGGGCGAATCTGTGTGAGAATCAGGAGCGGCTTTCATGCCGAGAGCGACGGCGGCATCGTGGGTCTTTCCGATCCTGCACTTGCTGCTGCTGCGCAAAGCGTTGTTCACGGCATTTCGGTCCAGCCCGTGCCGCTCCGCGAAAGCGGTCACGGACAGGCCGTTGTCGATCAGCCACTGCCGGGCTTGTTCGGCAGTGCGCAACGCTGGTGCTGCGGTAGGTCGTTTGGCGTTCATTCCGTTTGCCCTGTGTATTTCTAAGCGGAATGGTGGTGAAGTTAACTGCACCTGTCAAGGGGGAAATTGCGTGTCTGTAGGTGTTCGCCTGAAAGAAGAACGGAAGCGGCTGGGTCTGACCCAGGAGGCCATGGGACTGGCCTGCGGTGTTGCCAAGCGCACGCAGATCCTGTTCGAGCAAGACGCCCACCTGCCTGGTGGCGCGTACTTTGTCGCGGCCGACGAACTCGGCGTTGATGTGACCTATGTGCTGGTGGGGCGCCGCGAGCGCCTGGCCGAGGCCGACGCGGATCTGCTCGATGCCTGGCGCAATGCGTCTGCTTCGGCACGCGCCGCCGTGATGGTCGCGCTGCGCGGCGTCGTCACGCCGGCGGCGACAACAGCTGCGCCACGGACGAGCTTCAAGAACGCCAGCATCGGCCAGCAGATCAGCGGTGACGTGGATCTGCGCGGGCAAAAGATCGTTGTCAAGGCTCCGAAAGGATCAAAGAAAGCCACCCGCTGAGGCTTACCCTGCATCGCATTCAGGCCGCTAACTCGCGCGTACAGGGCGCCGGTAGAGCGCGGAATCCGATGTGAGGGAATATGGGTTGTAGCGGTGAGGTGAAGCGTGTTCAGGCGACGTGCGTGTGCAGTGGCCCTACCGTGTTCGAGGGGGCCGTGATTGGCCAGGTCTTTACTGGGACAGTCCAGATTTCGTGCCCGGGCAATGACAGCGCTATCGGACGCTGCCGCTCGAGACCGTCATGCGCTGTGACTGATCCACGACTCATGCTAGGTCTGGCCCTGATTGGTCTCTCGCAAACCGGCTTGTATGCGCTGCTAGCGGTCGCCTTCATTTACTTGCTTTAAGTACCAGTTGCCCCAAGGGGCGAGTGCTCCTGAATCAGGATATTTGTCCAATGAAAGAACTATTTCCTAGCTACTACACGCCTGGTGAAGAGGAAATTTCACTTCTCTGGAAGAATGCAACGTTCGTTTTCGATACGAGTGTTCTTCTGCAACTCTATCGGCTGCCAGACAAGACGCAGCAGCAAGCACTCTCCATCTTGGAGCGATTGAAAGGGCGCGTCTGGATTCCCCACCACGTTGCGTTGGAGTACCACCGCGGGCGCGTGAGAAGCATTCTGGAGGCGCGCGACGTTGTGGAGAAGTTGGTTAGCCCGATACGTCGTGCCTTTGATGAGCTCGAGCGCGCAGTTGGCGTTATCAAGCTTGAAGAGCGCGGTCTCAAGCCTGCAGTGAGAGAGATGGAGGCAATAAAGAAGTCGGCGAACATCGTTATCGCTGCAGCAGAAGGCGCTTTGACAAGTCACATCGATCCCAAAGGTGCTGACCCGGTAGCAGATCGACTAGGGAAAATCTTTGCAGGCGCCATTGGCCCAGCACCAACTGATCAGGCCGAAGTGAAGCGTATCGAGGCGGAAGCAACCACCCGCTATGCGGCGAAGATGGGGCCAGGATACAAGGATGAAGGAAAGGGTGCGTATACCGCGTCTGGGCTTCGGTACGATGGTAGGTCTTCCGACTACATCATCTGGCGTCAGACCATAGATCACATCAAGGGTGCCGGGCTGAAGAATCTCATCGTCGTCACTCGTGATGCCAAACCAGATTGGTGGTTGAAGCACAACGAGACTCCTTGGGGACCATTGCCTGAAATGCACCGAGAGATGACGCTGGATGCAAATTTGGATCGCTTCTGGATGTACGATCTGAACGACTTTTTGGATCTCGCTGGCAAGAACCTCCAAGTTGCGGTGTCCGACACCACACTGAAGGATATCGCCCATGCTTCCGAACAAGCGTCCTTCTCGGAGAGCAAAAGGAAATTCCTTGACGATGTGATGAAGGGCCGCAGGAAGGCCGGACTTGCTAGGCTGTCTTCTGGAATCGCTTCGGTGGCTGACGTCTTACGGGAATACTTGGAGTCAGAGTCCTACGGCATCTTGGAAAGCGGGGAGGACATTGCGTTGGGTGTGAAGTACCACCTCGAGGCGCCTTACCTTGGAGCTGCAATGATGTCAGGGCTTCTAGATAACGACCTCGGGCTGTCTACAGTGCGAAAAGCCTTCGAGAATATGCAGGAATCTTTCTCCGCCCAGCGCTGGGATGTATATGTTGTGGATCGAGGTGCGGTTCTCCAATCTGGAGAGGCGGAGCGAGTTGCGTCAATGCTGCAACCGGTGCTTGCGAGCATTCATAGCGCGGCTCCCGCCTTCGTTCATGTTCTGAAGGGGAAGTATGGAGAGCTTAAAGAATCGACTCGTCTGTTCTGATGCGGCGCGCTAGGTTGATTGCGCCGGCGATGCGCGTTCAAGATCCAAGCTCGTAGTAAATCCGCTGCCCCCGTCGATCGTGTGCGTGACCTTGGATACCAGCCAGTCGGTGCCATCAATCTCCGGCTTGAAGCCGCTGACGGTGACCGTCTGCTCAGGGTAGATATCGGCGCGGCCCAGCGCGAGCGTGTAGCTCAGCTGGGCCGTACCGCGATCCAGCCGTTTGAGCTCAGCCTCCGCCTGCTGACGCGCTTCGTCGGCGTTGGCGTAGGTGGCCTGCAGCTTCTTCTCATTCTCCGAGGTGCCCACCAGCACGCCTGTGCGGCGCGCGCCCTTGCGGTCGCCCCAGTACGCGCGCACGCCGGAGTACTTCTCCCGGTCGGCGACGCTGTAGCGGTGCTGGTCACCACTGGCGCGGGTGATCTGAACGCCTGGCAGCGGCTCGCCGCTGGCCGTGGTGCCGGCGCCGATGGGCGAGAAGATCAATGTGCCGGCCTTGATCGTGGCCACCGCGTCGAAGCGCTTGCCCAGCCGGGTGAGTAGGTTGATGTCGCTCTCGTTGGCCTGGTCGAGGTGGGGAATGGGCTGGCGCGCCAGATCCGCGGCCACCGCCAGCCGCAGGGAATGCTCGCCGGCAATCGCCCCGAGAATGTCGCCCAGGGTGCTTTCGTGCCAGCTGCGTTCGCGGCGGCTGCGCACCGCACCGGTCAGGTTCGCCGAACGCGCACGGATGCTCAGAATGTCGGGCGAGCCGCTGTGCTCCACGTCATCGACCACGAACGTTCCCTTATCGAACAGGCCGCTGCCCTCCCAGCCGATGGCCACCTGCAGCTCGACACCGCGACGCGGCAGCGCCAGCCGTCCGTCATGGTCGTGCAGGCGCAGGTCGATCTGGTCCGCTTCGTCGCCACGGCTCTCCGTCAGCGACAGGTCGAGCAGGCGAGGGGCAAGGCGGCTGGTCAGGTCCACGCCGTCCAGCACCACGCGCCAAGCCGGAATGGGGTACGGGGTGGCCCTCATGCCGGCACCCCGGCGGCGGCGCCGTCGTCGTCGCGTTCGAGCTGCATCTGAAACTCGATCAGGCGCGGTGTGCCATCGGCGAACAGCTCCTTGCGTGTCTCGTTGAGGCCAACCAGTACATAGGCGCCGTAGACCAGCCCCGTGCCCTCAACCAGCGCTTGCGGTTTGCCTTCGTCGGCCAGGGCGCGCAGATCATCCAGCACGTGCAGATTCGATGCTAGCTCGCCCGCGATCACGCCTTGCAGGTTGATGGTGTCCTCGCCCGGGCCGACGTACTGGCGTGCAGGGCGAGCGTGCAGGCGTTCGCTGCTGGCATGCCGCCAGCTCATCTGCCGCTGCAGCTGATCGTAGGCAGCTGTAGACAGCGAAAACACAAAGGTGCCGTAGGTCATCATCATGGCGATGGGTCTCAGTCAGTCAGACGGGAGGAACGCCGGCCCGCCTTGTCGCGCTCGATCTTCTCGATCTCGGCGCGCACCAGGGCCGCGATGCCCTGGCCATCGGTGCCTTCCGGCGCGGTGATGTTGATGGTGTAGCTGGAAGCGCTTGAGCCGCCCGCTGCGGCCGCTGCAGCGCTTGGGGCGATCACCGGCGCGCCGCCGGCCATAACGGGCATTGCAGCCGCGCCCAGCGCGATGCCTGCGCCGGCCTGTTTCATGCGGTCGCCAAGGCTGGCTACCTGCTGCAGCGGCTCGCCTTGGCTGCGGTCGAGGCCACCGGCCAGACCTTGCATGGTGAAGTCGCCGAACTGTGCGAACACGCGCGACGGACTGTGGATACCGAGCATGCCCTTGAACTTGCCCACCACTCCCGAGGCGATGCCGGCGACGGCCTCCATGGCAGCACTGCCCTTGGACACGATGCCGTTGACCAGGCCCTGCACCATGTCGATACCTGCCTGCATCATCTGCGCCGGCCAGCCGAGCAGGATCTGATTGACGCCGGCCCACATCGCGCTCAGGCCCGAGCGGATCTTCTCGCCGTTGCCGGTGAACAGACCCACGATCAGACTCCACGCGCCCTGCAGATACGTCCACGCACCACCGACGGCGTTCTGGATCACTGGCAGGATCGTGGTGAAGGCGCTGACCAGCCAGCCGATGGCCTTCACCGCCATGCGCAGGTTCACGGTCAGCACCTGGACGAGGATCTGGCCGAAGCCCCGGCCAGCGTCCGTGGCGCCCTGCAGCTGGTCGCTGGTGGCTTGGAATGGCGCGAACAGCTTCTTGACCCAATCCCAGGCTTGCCCCATCGCGGCGGACACCATGTCCCACACCGGGCCGAGCGGTTCGAGGGCCTTGGCCAGCTCATCCATGATCGGACTGACCACGTCGAGGATCCCCTGCCACGTGCCGATCATGAACGCCTTGATCGGCTCCCAGTACTTCCACACCAGCGCCGCCACTACGCCGATGGCGGCGCCGATGGCGAGCACAGGCAGGCTGATGCCACCGAGCAGCGGCAGCAGCATGCGGCCGACGTTGAACAGCATCGGGAAAGCGCGGCCACCGAGTGAGAGCACCTGGCCCACCAGCTTGCCCAGGCCACCGCCACCGCTGAGTAGCATCACAGCCTTGTGGATCTGCGTCAGCGCCATTGCACCGACACCGCCAGCGACAACTAGGCCGCCGAGCGCAGCAGCCAGCGCGGTGCCGCCGATGACCAGCTTGGCGATGGTGGCCACCAACTGCGGATTGTTCTTGACCCACTCGGCCATGCGGTCGGCGACCTTGGCCACGCGCGCGGCCAGTTCCTTCACCGTGGGCAGCAGGGTCTTGCCGATCCGCTGTGACAGCACGATGGCGCTGTTCTTGAGCAGGATCAGGCCGTTCTCGGCGGTGCCGACGCGGGCGGCGTACTCAGCGTTCATTGAGCCGCCGTACTTCTGCTCATCGGCCACTTTGCCGAAGTTCTCTTTCAGCAGGTCCAGGTTGGTCAGCAGCGGGGCGATGGCGCCAATGGACTCACGCCCGAACAGCTGCGTCATGGTCGCGGCCTGCTCGGCTTTGGGCAGCTGCTTGAGCTTCTCCAGCACGTCGAGGATGGCGCCGCCGGCGTCGTCCTGCATCGCCTTGGCCAGGTCGCCCGCCTTGAGGCCGAGCTTGTCGAACGATGCCACCTGACGGGCTGTTGCCGCCTCACCCGAGGACAGGGTGAGCAGCATGTTCTTGATGCCGGTGGCAGACACTTCCGACTCGATGCCCATACCGGCCACCGTGGCGCCCAGCGCCGCCAGCGGGCCGCTACCGAGGCCGGCGACCTCACCGAGCGCACCGATACGGTTCACCACCTCGCTGATCTTCTGGACGCTGGCCGGGCCGGTGTTGCCCAGGTAGTTGATCTTGTCGGCCAGCACGACAACGTCATCCTGGCCCATGCGGAAGGCGGTGCGCCAGGTGGCCATCGTCTGGCCGGCGTCTTCGGCGGTGGTGTCGAAGGCCACGCCCATCTTCGCCGCGTCCTCGGCGAAGCGGGTCAGCTCGTTACTGGCGATGCCGGCCTGACCGGCAGCGGCGACGATCTTGGCAATGTCGGTGGGCACCATGGGCAGGCGCCGGGACAGTTCCTGAATATCGTTGCCCATCTTCTCGAAGCCGTCCGGCGTGTCGAAGTCGACCACCTTCTTGACGTCGGCCATGGCGGACTCGAATTCCATAGCCTGAGCGATGGGCAGACCCTGGGCGCGCAGCGCACCGAACGCGGCAAATGCCACACCCGCACCGTGCGCGGCTGCATTCATGCTGACGCTGTGGATCTTCTGGCTACGCGCCTGAGCCGCATCCAGTGCGGCCAGGCGCGTGCGCTGCTGTTCCATCTGCTGGGTAGCAGCGGCAATGTCGGTGCGCAGCTTGCGCTCATGGACGCCGAGTTGACGTGTGCTAATGCCAGCACGGTCCAGACCGGAGCGCAGACGCTGCAGCTCCACGGCCTGCTGCTGATGCTGGTTCTTCAGCTGGGCGGCGGCGGTCTTGGCCTGAGCGAACTCACGGCTGAGTTTGCGGGTCGGTGTGCCAGCGGCGGCCATCTGCCGGGCCAGGGCGGCGACGCGGACCTGGGCCTCTTGATAGCGCTGCTGGGTCGACCGCATAGCCTGTTGCTGCTGGCGGTACGCGCTCACATCGCGCTGGGCGCTATTGAGCCGGCGCAGCGTGGCCTGCTGCTCCTGCAGGGCGCCGGCCAGCCCCTTGCTGCCGGCCATGACCTTGCGGAATGGCGCTGTGGCCTGATCGAGTGCCTGCAGGACTACCTGCAGGCGAAGGTTGCCGCCGCTCATGCGACGACAACCGGCGCGCCACTTACGGCGGTGTGGTATCGGACGGATCGGGAGCGAACGCGGCCAGCAGGCGGCAGAGCGCGCTCACTGCCCACACCAGCAGTGCGAGGACAAAGCCGAGCAGGAGCAGCGCAACAACGATGGCGATCACGGTGACCATGGGGGGACGGTATCACGGCTCGGCTCCACTTCTTACACGGGCGCGCTCGCGCCATTCGATCAGTTCAGACAGCGAAAGGGCCGATAGTTCGGTGAGCGTGAATGGAAAGATCACCGCGATATCGGCCATGTAATCCTCTACACAGCGAGGAATTCCTGCTGCGCCTTCGGCAAGAAAAAACCCGCCGTCGCGGTGCCGATGGCGACCAGGTCGGCGGGGTCCAGCTTGTTCACATCAGCAGCGGTCAGGGTCGGCTCGGTGATGCGCGGCAGCAGCGTGGCCACCGCGCCCACGTCCATCTGCAGCAGATCCACCAGCTTGATGCCGCGCAGCTCGCCGGCATTGGGCTTGCGCAGCGTGACGCTGTCGATGGTCTGCTCGCCGCGCTGGATGGGATAGTCGAGCGCGATGGTGTTCGGGGCGATGGCGTTGTTGGTCTTGGCGGTCATGATGCGTCTCTCTCAGGAAGGGGGGCGGCCGGGCCTTGGGAGCGGCTCGGCGCTTGGGGGATCAGGCGCCGATGGCGCGGCGCTGGGCGGCGAGCAAGTCCACGCCGTTGACGATGAACACCATGCCGACCATGTCGATTTCGATCTCCGTGCGGCCGTTGATGCTCAGCTTGTAGTAGCTGGCCGAGGTCTTGGTGCTGAACTCGGTGTCGTCGCCGACCTTGCCGGTACCGGCGTCGATCTCGGTGTGGCGACCACGGACGACGATCTCCGCCGAATCGACCTCGGCGCTGTCTTCGCGCTGGTAGGCACCAGCGAAGCGCAGCTGCACGGCGTTGTGGCGCACGGCGCCGTACTGGCGCAGCACGTCACGCATCAGGCCACCGCACTTCCATTCCAGTTCGATCTTCTCCTGGCCGAGGTCGATATCGATGGGGCCGACCATGCCGCCGGCGCGGAACTCTTCCATCTTGCGGGTCAGGGTGGGCAGTTTCACCTCGACAACCTGGCCGAGATAGCTGGCGCCATCGTTGAACAGGTTGAGGTTTTTCAGTTTGCTGGGCAGGGACATGGGAGCGGTTCCTCAGTGCATCAGGTGTTGATGCGGGTGGCGAAGTTGGCGAAATAGCGGTCGGTGATGCGCTGGCGAAGACTCAGGCTTTCCAGCGGCGGTACTGGGGTGTAGTCGTAGTCGATGGCCAGCTGGCCGCTGGAGAGCTGCGTGGGCAGGTTGGCCGCTTCGTCGTACCAGGCGCTGGCGTCGATCACGTAGCCGCCATTCTTCAACTCGCGGAACTTGGCGTTGATCGTCTCGATCATGTCCTTCACCAGCGACGGGTGAAGCGGCTTGTCGATGTAGATCATCTGCGCCTCGGCGATGGTGTCGGCCAGGATCTGCGCAGTACGCGTGGCCGACTCGAAGGCGAACAGCGGATCATCACTGCAGGTGCGCGAACCCCAGAAGCGGTAGCCCTGGCTGTTGATGAGGGTGGTCACCGCAGCGGCATTGAGCAGCCCGGCGTCGGTCTGCGGGTCTTGCAGATCCCAGGTCACGTCAGCGCTGATGCCGGTAACGCCCTGAACCTTCACGTTGGACAGGGTCTTGTGCCAGCCGGTCCGCTGGTCGATCAGGGCGCGCAGGCCGACGGCGCGGGCCGTGGCGTAGCTGACGGCTTCCTTCTTGGCCGTGGCGTCCCAGGTCAGGAAGTCGGGCCACATCATCATCAGTTCGCGGTCGCCGAACTTCTTGCGGTAGAGCAGGATTTCCGAGACGGTCTTGGCCTCGCCCACACCGACATAGGCGATGGCGCGCAGCTTCTTGCAGATCGAGGCGATGCTGGTGGTGACCGCCTCGGTGTCCAACCCCGGTGCGGCGATGATGCGAGGCTTCACGCCGAGCTTGCTCTCGGCCACCAACAGCGCCTGCAGGCCGGTGTAGCGACCACCTGCAACGGTGCCGATGACATTGCTGGTCGTGGTCGCAGCGTCCTCGCCTTCATCCACGCGCACCACCACGGTTACCGGGTTGGACTGATCGGCAATGGCGGCGAGCACGCCTGCGAGTGTGCCCTTGGTGCCCGCCTTGGCGATGGCGCCACGCACATCGGTCAGCAGCACCGGGGTGTCGATGGGGAAGGTTGCATCGTCTGCATCCTGACTGGTGCAGACGATGCCGACGATGGCAGTGGCGACGGTGCGGATGGGACGGATACCGCCATCGAGTTCGATGACGCGCACGCCGTGGTGGTAGTCCTGAGCCATGGGTAACTCCTGCGGTTATGGGGTATGGAAGCGAAGCGGGACGGTGGCGCGCTGTGGTTGGCGGCTACCTGCGTGCTGGTAGTCCAGGTCGAGCACAAAGACGCCGGGCGCATCGCCTTGGGCGAGCGCAACGCGGGTGAGCCGTATCCTTGGCTCCCACCGCATCAGTGCGGTGGCGGTGGCACCGAAGAGCTGCAGACGGGTGTGATCGTTGAAGGGCTGGTCGATCAGTTCCGGCAGCAGCGAACCGTAGTCACGACGTTGGATGCGCGAACCGAGTGGGGTGGTCAGCACATCGCGGATGGACTGCACCAGGTGTGCAGTGCCCTCGACGCTGCCACCGTTGATGGCGTCCATGCCGATCACGCTGGCGGCCCCGAAGTACCGCCGCCAGGCTGCACGTCGCGGTGCCTGTGCTGCTTGAGGCTGACGCCGCCGGCGATCACATCCTCGCTGGCTTCGGCCTTTCCGGCGATAGAAACGTCGCCCTCAATGGTGACCGGCCCGGTGATGTGCACGCCGCCGTCGGCCACGATGCTGACGGTGCCGCCGGCGGGCAGGTTGGCTGCGAGGGCGTGGGCGGCGCCGTCATAGGCCACGGTGGCGGCGTCGGCAAACTGGATCAGCACCAGATCCGGGTTGCTGGACGGCGCCGGGAACGCGTTGCTGAACATTCCGGGCACGGCGACCGCGTTGGCCAGGTCACCGTCGATGCAGAGCAGCTGGACCTGCTCGCCCCGGCTCGGCGGTAGCCACACCCGGACCTTGCCTGCGGCGGGCGTCAGCCATGGGATGAACGCGGTTTCCAGTTCACCGCTGCGCACACGACAGAGCGCGGCGGCGTGATCGACCTCGGTCACCACGCCGTCGCGTATCAGGTTGCTTACTTTTTGGAGCAGGCCGCTTTCCATAGGGCCATGTTGGACGCGGTTGCACGCGCGCGTGAGCGGAGCGGCCTGTAAGTTGCTGCCATACAGCCTGATGCCGGCTTACCGTCTTACATCAACTGCCACCCAGGAGCCGCGCACCCATCGCCACTGCTGCGTTCCAGAGAGGGGATAGGGTGGCTTGGTTTCAACTGCGTCGGCTGGGATCAGGAACACACCAGGCTCCAGCGGGCTTTCGCCAGCCACGGTTGCACCGAGTAAATTTCCAGAGGCATCGCACTGCCATACGCGCTTTGTTCTCATTGGGCGAATCAGTACTTGATGCAAGCGAGAAGCGCGACGTTGCGTGGACGGGTCTCACCGCCACCCGCCGGTTCGGTGTACACACTACCTACTGCATCATCGGAGCCAATGGCCACATTGCGAATCCCACCAGGCCTGTATGCACGGACAGCGTGGGAGTGCGCTCTAAGGTCATCTGCCTGGTTGCTACCCAGCTCTCTGGCCCAGTCGACTCCCCGACCGGTGTCCCAGCTTCGAATGAACTCGCCGCGCAGATCTGGTAGTCGGAACGTGAGCCCGTTGGCACTGCCGAAGGTGGTGCCGATCGCAGCGAATAGGGCCGCGTAGGTTGTTCGACTCACGTCTGATCCGTCGCAGCGCAGCCAACCCCCTGGGGGTGACGCCATCGCGAAGTGGGCAACCATTCCCGCCGGTAGAAGCTGATCAGATTGGAGGTCGCTGATATCGGCGATGGTGTGCTTGTGCTGCTTGAGGGCGAAGTCGGCCGCATGCTTGCCGTCCACGGTGTCGGCATCAAGGCCGTTTCCGGCGCCCTCATCCTTGAGCGAGGCCCCCTTCAACCCGAGATCCTTGCGCACGTCGCTTGCGTTGTCGCGCGCGAGAATGGTCTTGGTCAGGGGCGTGGGTGCGCCTGCGCCGAAGCGATCGTTCAACGTGGCATGCAAGGCCGCAGAGTGAACGGCACGCTGGCGGTCCTGACCGGTGATCGCCTCTTCGTCTGTGGTCAGCTCGACCACGCCCTGCGTTTCGGTGGTTGCCGGAGGGTTGAGGAAATCGGTGTTTCCGAACTGGATCTGCCTGGCGTCCATATCCGCCATCATCCAGTCGATGGCGAGCATCATCATCGCTTGGGCCGACTTTTCAAGAATGATCTTATCGCTCCCGTACACGGCCAACAGCGTGCCGTCGGCCAGGTACAGGCCGATGCCGCGCAGCACGTAGGAGTCGGTCGTTTCATCTCGGACGGTCAGATGCACCACGTCGTCAGCCACGGCTTTGCCGCCGAAGGTGTTCAGCCGCTTGCGCTCGCCGGGTAGGAGAACGTCGCCCCCATTGGGGTCTGGAACGAATGCCTGATCGGTGACGCCGATCTGCGTGACCGTCACTGCCTTAGTGCCGGTGTGGGCCGGGTTGACCAGGGCGGCGCGGCCGCGTGTGGTGAACTTCAATCGCATGGGTCAGTCCTCGGTGGTCATTTGTAAGCGGCGGTAGGCGACGGCCTTGATTGCCGCGACCAGCCCAAGCTGCTCGGCGAACTCGGCGCCTTGGGTGAACGTGAAGTGAGAACGCACAGGCTTGGTACGGCTGATCTCGGCGATTACGTCCTCGACGTACTTGGCCGAGGGATCCACGCCGGGGCGCCCGGAAATTGTCAGCACCAGCTCGAAGGTGTGGGGCTGCCCACGGGGTTCCTGCTGCCACCATTCGCGGATCGCCACCGATCCGCCGAAGGATTCGATCACTTCCCGCACGCTGCCGGCGGTGCCCTTGTGACGCTGGATTTTGATGGCGCTGGCAATGCGCTGCCGCTTGATGTGTTCGGGCCAGGCGCTGTCCCAGGTGTCCAGTGACAGTTCCCAGGCCAGCCACGGCAGGAACTCGGCCGGGCACGTCCACGGGTCTTTGATCTGGCCGTGACGCATGGGCATGGCCAGCACCGTGGCGTCTGCCGCTTCCAATGCGCGCTCCAGCGTGGTTGCGTTGGGCGGCAGCAGACTGGCGCTACTCATCGGCGCCCACGTGGTTAACCGTGACCGAGGCGCAGTACGCGGCCTGTGTGCGGCTGATGCTCAGATCGGCCGTGGGGCTGCGCAGGCGAACGCGTTGCACGCCCTCTGTGTGCAGCTGGGCATAGATGGCCGATACGGCGATATCGCGGCCGAGGCGATGCGCCTCGCTCATGTAAGCAGCCAGACGTCGTCTGGCTTCAGCGATCACCACGGCCGCATCCGGGCCGTCAAAGGTAATCAGGTCCGCGTCGACGGTGTAGCTGACGATCTGCGCCGGCGCGACGGTCACAAGATCGGTAAGCGGGCGGACTTCGCCACTCTGCAGTAGGTCGTTGACCTTGGCCAGCAGCGCGGCCGAGGGCGTCCCATCGCCGTCCCGCCCGAGTACGGTTACCACGACCTCCCCTGGCGCCGGGCTGGTGGCGCTGGCATCAAGCACGGCGGTGTCGGCAGAAAGCGTGTGGAAGATGTAGGCGCCCTCTGGCCCGGCCACCGAAAGCCCTTCGGGGGCCAGCTGAATGCGGCGTCGAAACTCGGCATCTGTCTCGAACACGGCCGGCGTCCCGGCTTCGGTGTCGGCAGGGGCCAGCTGTTTGCGGGTGACGCCAAAGGGGGCAGCGAGGTTGTCCAGATCGGCGCCCATCGCATAGGCCAGGAAAAGGCCACGTGCACGCTGATTGAACTGCTCGCGCAGCATCAGTTCGCGGTAGGCGCTGGCCTGCAGCACCTTGTAGACCGGATCGGATTCGACCAGGGCATCGTATTCGGGCATATACCGCTTGAACTCGGCCACGCGCCGGGCGAGCAGCTGCTCGAACTGCAGCGGCTCAAACACCGCAGGCAGCGGCAGTCGGGACAGGTCAACGGCAGTAAAGGTAGACACGGCGGCATCGGCTGGGAGCGTGGTTGCAGCTTCCCATCGCGCGCGCGCGTGGTCATCGCGCAGGCCGTGTAGCGGTGGTGATTACGCTACGGCTCGCGCAGATGGTCGAGGATCAGATCACGCACCAGCTGTTCGTCGGCTGGGGAGAAGCCCAGCAGCTTTCGGCGGGCATAGGTCACGCGGGGACCACCCTTGCTCACGGCGTCGGCACGGCCTTCCTGATGAATCAGTGCGATGCGCGAGACGCGACCGGCAAATCCCACGGCAACCTCGTTGGGGGTGACACGCACGCGCAGGTGCCGGGCCTGTCGAATCTTGGCGAACATGACCCCTCGTTTGATTCGACCGGCCTTCGCGCGGCGCAGCGGTGGATTGCGCCGGGCCGTGTAGGGCGTACCGTCGGGGTTCTTCTGGGTGGCGATGCGCCGCTGCTGCGCGCGGCGCAGTGCCGTACCTACCTTGCGTGCCAGCTTGCCGCGTTCGGCCGGCTGCAGACGCCGCAGGAGCGGTGCCGCCCAGGCTTCCAGCCGCTGCAGATCCTCGCTCATTCGGTGATTGCCGGCAGGGTGGCGATCTGCACGCCGTCGGCCACCAAGATGCCGCCTGCCAGAGTATCGGCATGGGCGTCCTCGGTGGGCGGTTCGGGCACGTGCTGCAGCTGCACGGTGCCATCGGCGCTGCGGGTGACCAGCACGCGTTCGGTGAGCGGCATCTTGATGGCCAGATCCACCAGGTTGTCGCCCAGCACGTCCACCTCGAAGGTCAGCTTCTCGCGGTTGGCAGGGTTGGCCAGCAGCTCGGGCTGGTGACGGGTCAGCCACTGCAGCAGCGGCACCATGACCGCCTCGGGTGCGCTGCCGAAGTCGGTCAGCACCAGGTCGAGGGTGTAGCGGTACTCGAATGCCAGGCCCGGCCGGTAGGTGCCGGCCAGCCCACCGCTGTCCACGAAGATCAGCAGCTTGTCCGGGTCGCTGGTCAGCGCGGGGATGGCCGCGACCAGGTGCTGCCGCAGCAGCTGCGGCTTCTTCACTGTCCACCCGCCTGTCGCTCAAGCTCGGCGTGCAGATTGCGTGCCAGCTCCTGCAGGGCCACTACCTGCGCGGCGGTGGCGTGGCAGATGGCGTAGTTGCCGGCGACGGTTTCGGCGACGGCAGAGAGCGGAGTACCGGTGGCGGGCGCATCAGGATCTCCGGCAGGGCCGGCGGCGGGGTCGCCGCTCGCGGCGGCGTCGTGGAGCTGCACGAAGCCAGCAGTAACAGCGCAGGCTGAATCAGCAGACGCAGTGACATAGACGGGAACCTCTCTGGTGATGGTGTGCCCGCGCTCGCGCACTACCTGTACGCGGTCCACGTACTCGGTCACGACGCGGGTAGTGCCTTGGGCCAGCTCCAGCTTGCCGGCCAGATCGGACTTCTCGGCGTTGGCAGTGGCCAGGGCGCGATTGGCCTTGTCCAGCGCGGCGGTGGCGCGACTGACGCGCCCCTGCTGGCAGCTGAAAAGACCGGCGGTGGCCAGTACCAATGCGGCCAATGCAAGGGCGCGGTAGAGCATCAGCGCGCCCCCAGCGCCGCCAGGGCGCGGTTGGTGCGGGCGGTGCGGTCGGCCATGCCATTGGGCGCGGCGCGGCTGCGGGCGTTGCCTAGGTTGATGATGCGGCTGACGGCCAGTACGTCGCGCTGGTCGGCATAGGCGTTGAGGCCGTTCACCTGCCAGAACGCCGCCGCTGCCATGGCGCCGATTTCCGGCTCGATCAGCAGGCCCGGCTGCTCTTCCAACGGCTGGCCGATCAGCTGACCAATGCTGCGGTAGTTCCCACGGCCGGTGTGCTGCATCGGGCCACGGCCGCGGAACAGGTAGCCATCGCCACTGGGCTCGTTGCTGTTGCCGTTGCGGTTGGCATACACGCGGTTGCCGAGCTTGGCCGGTTGGTGAACGAACGCCGCCGCCTCGGGGCCGGTGATGTACTTGCCGAACACTTCCAGCAGCCGTTCGCGGCTGTAGCTGAGTGATTCCTCAGTGCGGGCCAGGCTCAGGCTTTCGTGGCCCAGCTGTGCGAGGAAGTAGGCTGCACGTACCGGCGTGTTGATGCCGAAACGCTTCATGGCGGCATTGAGCGGTTCGGCCCAGCGCTGGGCGCGCTGATGAGGGCACTGCATGATCTGGGCGAGCAGGGTGGGGGTGAGCATGTCATCGGCTCCCGAACAGATGGGCGACGTTGCCGCGCGAGCGGTAGGTGGCCACCAGCAGCACGATCAGCACCACCAGCTGCCAGACGCTGACGGTGGTGCGCGGTCCCTGCAGCAGGATCTGTAGGGCTTGGCCGCCGGTGGCGGTGGTCAGCAGCCACGCGCACCAGGCGATGCCGTGGCGATGATTGGCGCCGGGCATGGGCCGGTAGGTCAGCAGGCGAATGCAGATCGCCACGCTGCACAGGAGCGTGGCGGCGGTCAGGAATTCAGTCATCGACGTTCTCCCGTGAGTACCGGGTCGTAGTCGGCACCGTGGTGCGGCTGCGCTCGATCAGGGTCAGGGTCAGGGTGATGATGGTTGCCGCGCACAGGAACGCAGCCAGGCCGCTGGAAGCCACGTCGAACCGGCGCATGACCTCGGTACCGCCCATGTAGCCAGCCACCACACTGATGGCCAGATAGATCAGGCGCTTCCACAGCGACAGATCCTTGGCCGAGACGACGAACAGCGTCCCGCCGGCGAATGCGCCGATGAATGCGTCGGTTTCGATGCCCGGCAGCAGCGAGGCAAGGCCAACGCCGGTGGCCAGGGCCACCATGCTGCCGGTAGAGGTTGGTTCGGTCATCTTCAATCCCATAGCTGGACAAGTGGGCGCGTGGCTGCGCCGGTGGGCGATGCGGGCACGTCGGGCAGTTCCACCTCGGTGCCCATGGGAAGCACCGGCCCGAGCAGGCTGATGCCGTAGTTCAATGCCAGGGTCTTCTCGACCATGCCGGCCGTTGCGCCCAAGTGGCGATGGCAGAGCGCATCGAGCGTGTCGCCCTGCAGGGCAATGACGCGCATCAGATCAGCTCCACCGTGACCCGGCGCAACCCCTGCAGATCACTGATGGCGTTGCGGTAATCGCGCCGCAGTTCATCAATGGTCGGAGTCAGATCGTCGGCGCGTTGATTGCCCTGGGCGGTAGCGTCATAGGAACGGTAGCGTTCGTGCAGCTCCACGGCGGTGCAGCACTGCACTGCGCGCCGGTACAGCTGCAGCAGCACCGACTCTCCGTCGAGCTGCTGCGCCGGTATGTCTGCCAGCGCAGCAAAGCCGTCCGCTTCCTTGCGGGCCTGCCACAACGCCAGCTCCCGCGTGACCGAAGCCACGGCCAGCACCACGGTGTTGCGGAGCCGTGCCGGCAGCACGTCACCCGGAACCCGGATGGCTTCCCGCAGTGCGTCCACGTCGATCTCCGGCCAGAATGCACCGGCGGTGACGGGGGCGAGCTTGGGTGCGGGCGATGCGTTGGCGGTGAAGGCGCTCATGGTGTGTCCGTAGGTCGCCGGTGGTCGGGGCGTCACGCCAAGGGAGAGAGGTCTTGGTGATCAGCCCCGAGCCGGCGGGGTCGCGGGGTACGCTCGGTGTGAGGTCAGTCGTTGGACTGGCTGGCCTCGAACTTCTTCTGCAGGCGCTCGGCGCGCTTGAGGTCTTCCTTGCCGCCGCAGCTGTCATGCAGCTGGATGGCGGTGCGCAGGTCTTCGATGGCCCGGGCGACTGCGTCGGCGCTCAGCGGCGCAGCCTCGGTATCGGTGGCCAGCAGGCTGCGTCCACGCGCCAGCAGCAGACGGGCGCGCACCTCGTCGGGCATGTCCTGGCCCTCGGTGAGCGTGGCCGCCCGGTCGATCACATTCAGGTCGAACGGGGCGCTGGTCTTGAGCGCGTTCAGCGCGGCCAAGCCGATCTCCTCAGCCACCACGCAGGCCGCTGTGCGCTTGTGGGTGTCCGGCATATCCAGACCGTGGGCCAGGACGTACCGCGCAATGTCGAGGCCGGCATCGAACAGCCCGGCATCGAAGTGCCACAGCATCAGCGTGGAGACGATATCGTCCTTGCCGCCGGCGTCCGCCGAAAGCACGCCCTCCAGATACGGGGCATAGGACGGCAGCAGCGCAGTCTTGAGCTGAGCCTTGCCCTGCGTGGACTGGATCTGCTTCAGGCGGGCGCGGTCGGAAGCCAAGCGCACCTGCATCTGCTGGTAGATCGTGGTCCCTTCCATCAGGTTGCTGCCGGCGGTGCGCGCCGCCTCCTTCGAGGCGAGCGCACGCTTCACATGGCGGCTGGCGGGGGTGTCGGCCATGGTCAGATCCCGAACTCGATGTTCTCGGCCAACGCGCCCAGACCGTAGTCCTCCACCACGTAGTCATCATTGGACGACTCGAAGTTGGCGACGCGGTTCTTGTTCGGCTGTTCGATGATGTGACGGCGGCGCGAGGCAATCTGCCAGTACAGCGACAGGTTGCTGAGGCTGGTCACCATCAGCGACTTGGCCGGGAAGAACGGCACGATGACCGGCTGCAGGCCACCGATGCGCTTGGCGCCCAAGATCAGTTCGGCCGCGACCTTCTCGGTGGGGGCGTTGTCACGGTTGATGATCGGGAAATACTTGTCGTGCACCAGCTGGCGGCCACAGATCACCACCAGGCTGGGATCTTCCTGATGCCACGGGTCGATCATGTTGGCGACCAGGTCCATCACCAGGGCATCGATGTTGCCGTAGTCAGCGCCGGTACCGCCCACCTTGATCTTGCCGCTGCCATCGACGCCTTCGGTCATGACGCGCTCGGACGCATGCTCGCGGTACTTCTGCAGCCAGCCCTTGTTCACATCCTGCAGCATCGGATTGGCGACGCGGTTGGTGTTGATGGCAATGCTGGTGCCGTGCCAGCCGATCATGATCCGGTCCAGTGCCTGGCGCTGGATGATCGCGTCGCGGATCAGGGTCTGGAACTCGGGGCGGTGCGCCCAGGCGTCCAGACGGGCATAGGGCAGGGCGGTATCAAAGTCGGTCTTCTGGCACTCGTAGGTGTTGGACACCAGCGAGGTCGGATCGGACGGATTGCGCTCGCCATTGCCGCTGGTGTCGGTGCGGCCGGCAATGGTGCCGGTGATGCCAACGCCAACCTTCTGGCCCTTCAGTTCGTTCACGCCGACCATGTTGATCGCTTGCAGGAACGTGCTGCTCTCCTGCATGCGGGCTTCGAGGCTCTGCTGAACGGTCGGCTCGACAGAGAAGGTGTTGGCCACGCCGCTGACGTTGTTCAGCGTGGCAACCTGCTGGGTGTAGCCCTCGAACAGGCGGCGGGTTTCGGTACGCATGGGGTAGCTCCGGAATGTTGAGAGAGGGTCCGATCAGCAATCGGTGATGTTGGCGGCGTCCACGTCTTTGCCACCCGGAACAACCGGACGCTGGGTGAATGCCTGCGGGGTTTCGTCCAGCCTCTTGCGCAGGCCAGCGACCTGAGTGGACAGCGCCTGCACCTGCTCGCGCAGTGCGCGGTTGTCCTGGCCGAGTTTGGCCATGGCCGCGTCCTGTTCACCCACTGCGCCGAGCAGCTGAGCGGCGAACTCGGCCACGTTGAACTCGGGATCTTCCTTGGCAGGTGCCGGCGCGGCCTTCTTGCCCAGGCCCAGGCTCGAAAGGAGCGCGGCGACCGGGCCGGGACGGGCTTCCGGCTCATCGTCGGCGGTGAATTTGATGACCGTCTCAGTGGCCTCGGTGAACAGGTTCTCCGGGGCCTGCTTGCGGTCCTTCAGCGGGCTGTTCTCCGGGTGCTGGGCCGAGAAGGCGAGCATGCTGGTGCCCAAGCTGGCGGGAGAGTCGGTCACGGCCAGGCCGAACAGGTACGCCTTGCCGCTGTCGGCGAACTCCGGGGAAATCTCGATGCTGGTAAAGACCTTCTGCTTGCGCACGTTGACCATGTCGACCAGGTCATCGGTCGGCTCGACCTGGGCGAAGAGCGCCAGCTTCTTCTTGCCGGCAATTTCCACTTCCTCGGCCTTCACCGCCAGCACATCGCCATAGGCGCGGAAGGGGCTGTCCGGCAGCGTGCTGCGGAAGTGTTCCAGCCAGATGCGTGCGCCGTACACCTCCGGGTCGTAGGTTTCGGCGATATCCGCGATCTGCTGGCGCTCGATCACTCGACCATCGGTGGTGGCGCCTTCGACGGCAACACGAAAGAACTCGGAACGCTTCTTGGTTTTGCTGGCCATCTCGCCCTCTGCTGGTGTCGTTGCGCATCGGTTCTCGATGCGATGACCCATGGTCGAATGAGGGCGCTGCAGCGGCAACGCGGTCAGTTTGTAAGCCGCTGTTCTACGTGGGCTTTTCGTGTCGCGCGCGCGTGGTGGCGGGCAACCTGTTCACGTGACCAGCGTAGCCGAAAAACTCCACGTCGATCCACGACGCCAAGCCAAGTTCCTGTACTGGATGGGTTGGCGCGTGTGCGATATCGCCTCGCTGATCGGCGAGAAGGAAAAGACGGTCCACAGCTGGAAGGCGCGAGACGAATGGGACCGTGCAGACACCGTCGAGCGCATCGGCGGCGCATTAGAGGCACGCCTCGCCATCCTGATCCACAAGGAAGGCAAGAGCGGCGGTGACTTCAAAGAGATTGATCTGCTGCACCGCCAGCTGGAACGGCAGGCGCGCATTCAACGGTACCAGGGCGGTGGCAACGAGGCTGACCTTAATCCGGCGGTGGCCAACCGCAACTCGGCTCCCAAGAAGAAGGCGCGCAAGAACGAGTTCAGCGAGGAAGAGATCGAGCGCCTGCAGACGGCGTTCGTGGATGGCTGTTTCGACTACCAGCGCGATTGGTACCGGGCGGGCAACGAACGCACGCGCATCATCCTGAAGTCGCGCCAGATCGGTGCCACCTACTACTTCGCCCGCGAGGCGCTGATCGACGCGCTGACCACCGGTCGCAACCAGATTTTCCTGAGCGCATCCAAGAGCCAGGCGCACATCTTCCTCGGCTACATGCGGGGCTTCGTGCGTGAGGTGCTGGACCGTGACCTGACCGGCGACCCGATCACCCTGGCCAATGGCGCCGAGCTGTTCTTCCTGGGCACCAACGCCCGCACCGCACAGGGCTACCACGGCAATTTCTACTTTGACGAGTTCTTCTGGACCTACGGTTTCAACCAGCTGAACAAGGTCGCCAGCGGCATGGCGATGCACAAGAAGTGGCGCAAGACGTACTTCAGCACGCCGTCCACCATGGCGCATGAGGCCTTCGATTTCTGGACCGGCGAGCGCTTCAACAAGGGGCGCTCGGTGTCCCAGCAGATCCAGCTGGATGTGAGCCACTCGCGCCTGATGGGTGGCCGGCGTTGTGAGGACGCGATCTGGCGCCAGATCGTCACCGTTCTCGATGCGGCGGGCCGAGGCTGTGACCTGTTCGATATCGAGGAACTGCGCCGCGACTACAGCGCTGAGGAATTCGCCAATCTGCTGATGTGCGAGTTCGTAGATGACAGCGCCAGCGTGTTTCCGCTCACGATGCTGCAACCCTGTCAGGTCGATAGCTGGGTCGAGTGGGCGGACGACTACAAGCCATTTGCCGTCCGTCCCTATGGCGACCGAGCCGTGTGGATCGGCTACGACCCGGCCGAGACTGGCGACAGCGCGGGCATCGTCGTGGTGGCCCCGCCGCTGGTGCCTAGCGGCAAGTTCCGCGTGCTGGAACGGCATCAGTTCAAGGGCATGGAATTCAAGGACCAGGCCGCGTTCATCGAACAGATCACCAAGCGCTATTGGGTGACCTACATCGGCGTGGACGCGACCGGCATGGGCACTGGCGTTGCACAGCTGGTGCGCCAGTTCTTCCCTGGCGTGACTGTCTTCAACTACTCGCCCGAAGTGAAAACGCGGCTGGTGCTGAAAGCCTATGACGTAATCAATGACGAACGGCTGGAGTACGACGCCGGCTGGACCGACCTCACGCAATCGCTGCTGGCGATCCAGAAAACCATCACCCCAAGCGGGCGCCAGGTGACCTACACCGCCGGGCGCTCGCGTACCACCGGCCATGCCGACTTGGCCTGGGCACTCATGCACGCGCTGCAGAATGAACCGCTGGAAGGCGGACAGGCTGCGCGCGGCACCATGGAGATTTTCTGATGACCGACACCGACCACGGCGGACCTGTCGCGCCGCCGGCGAGTATCGAGGCGTTCACCTTTGGCGAGGCCAGCCCGGTGCTGGAATCGCGCGGCTTCCTCGACTACCTCGAATGCTGGCGCAATGGTCGCTACTTCGAGCCGCCGGTGGATCTGCAAGGGCTGTCGCGCACCACGCGCTCCAACCCGTACTTGCACAGCGGCCTGACATTCAAACGCAACATGCTGGTGCGCACGTTCCGACCGCACCGGCTGCTGAGCCGCGAGGCGTTCTCGCAGCTGGCGCTGGATTACACCACCTTCGGCATGGGGTACGTCGAGCGTCGCCGCGCTATGTCAGGAGCAGCGCACAGCCTGGCGGTGCCGCTGGCGCAGTACGTGCGCCGTGGCGTGCAGCCCGGTGAGTTCTTTCAGGTGCGCGCCGGGCGGGTAGAGCATGAGTTTCCAGCCGGTGAGGTGTTCCAGCTGCGAGAGGCGGATGCCGATCAGGAGATCTACGGCCTGCCGGAATGGATGCCAGCCGTACAGGCCGCGCTGCTGAACGAGTCGGCCACGCTGTTCCGCCGGAAGTATTACAACAACGGTTCGCACGCCGGCTACATCCTCTACATGACCGACCCCCAGCCCGAGGGCTTGGACGTGGATGCGTTGCGCGACGCACTGCGGCAGTCGCGCGGGCCGGGCAATTTCAAGAACCTGTTCGTGCACTCGCCCAATGGCAAGAAGGACGGCCTGCAGGTGATCCCGGTCAGTGAGGTGGCGGCCAGGGATGAGTTCACCGGCATCAAGAGCGTGACCCGCGATGACATGCTGGCGGCGCTACGGGTGCCACCACAGCTGCTCGGCATCGTGCCCCAGAACAGTGGCGGCTTTGGCTCGATCCGCGACGCGGCGACCGTTTGGGCGGCCATGGAGCTGGCACCGCTGCAGACGCGCATGACTGCGATCAACGAGTGGCTGGGTCAAGAGGTGATCCGCTTCAACGCGTTCGAGCTAGGAGCGGCAGCGGCATGACGCAAACACGACAGAACCTGCGCTGCGGTGCCTGCGCACGCCTGCTGGCCAAAGCAGCTGGCGACTATGACCTACAGATGAAGTGCCCCCGGTGTGGGGACATGAACCACATGAAGGCCCAGAGCCTCTCCACGGATCGCCGCGAGCGACACCACGAAGAAGGCTCTACCCATGAAGAACGAACTGATCCACGGCGATGCGCTGACCGTCCTGCCTACCCTGCCGGCCAGCAGCTTCGACGCCCTCATAACTGACCCGCCATACGCCAGCGGCGGCACGCATGCCTCCGCGCGCCAGCGTAGTCCGAACGAGAAGTACATGCAGAGTGGTGGCCCACACCTGCATGCCGACTTCCCCAGCGACGAACGCGACCAGCGATCGCATCTGGCGTGGATGCACCTGTGGCTGGCGCAGTGCCACCGCGTCCTGCGGGATGGCGCGCCCGTGTTGCTCTTCACCGACTGGCGCCAGCTGCCGCTGACCACCGACGCGCTGCAATGCGCCGGCTTCACCTGGCGCGGTGTCGCGGTCTGGGACAAAACGGGCGGCGTGCGACCGCAGCGTGGCCGCTTCTCCAATCAGGCCGAGTACGTCGTGTGGGGCAGCAAGGGCGGGATGCCGCTGGGCCGGGCGGCACCCACGCTGCCGGGTGTGTTTCGCGAGGCTGTGCGTAGAGCGGACAAGCACCACCTGACGGGCAAGCCGACCGACCTGATGCGCCAGTTGGTGCGCATCTGCGAGCAGGGTGGGCGTATCCTCGATCCCTTCGCCGGCTCCGGCACGACATTGGTAGCCGCGGAAGCTGAGGGCTACAACTGGACCGGCATCGAGATGACCAAGCATTACTTCGATGTGGCCAGGTCGCGCCTGACCACACCGTAAACCGCACCCAGCACAGTCCACAACAAGCCGCCTTCGGGCGGCTTTCTTATTGCACTTCTGTAGTCTGTGACGCTTCTCGGAGATCCATCATCTTCCCGTGCAAGGCGTTCATTGTGCCGAAGTGACGGTCGAACTCGCCCTCGGGTGTCCAGGCTATGCCATTCATGGGGTAGGTAGCGTGCAGCAGCGCGGTACTGGCAAGCGAGAGGATCAGGAACGCGATTTCGTCTGGCACCTCTGCCCTGTGCGTCATCGTGGAGTCGCCTTGGTGACGTAGCGCCAACGCGCTCAGATCGTTGTGCGAGAAGCTGCACAGCATTGTGTAAAGGCCAATGACAAAGTCCATACCTGCGGCCGTGAAGCTCGCAGCTTGGGAGGGCATCGTTCTCCCGAACTGTTTATGGAGAGGTTCGTAGCGAGCGAGGCAATCGGCCATCCGGCCATCGATCATTGTCCTGACGCCATCCGGCAGACCCTCGTAAGCGAGCATGTGGTCATAGAACCGCTTCTCCCCGCGAGCCTGCTCATACCGCATTCGCTCCACGTGCTGGCTGTCCTGCCCGAGCAGGTGGAGATCCGCCGTGGCTTCTAGCATCGAACGAACATGCACCGCGCTGTGCGTAATGAGGCCGGCATGGGCCAACCGGACCGCCGCTTCGAACTGCTCGGCCACGGTCAAGAACAAGGCGCATTGAGGGCGGCCAGGGGGCGCCAGTGGCGGACGCATGCAACCGATCAGCGTGTTCACTGCGGTCAACTCTTCGGTCGCGAGGGCGAGCGTTTCGGTGATGAGCGGCGTCATGGCGGCTGGGAGTGTGGTGGCTGCGCCGTCAGTGTGCCTGAAGTCGCGAGCGCGTACGGATGGAATTCAATTCGTACGGTCAGGCCGTCCAGACCTCCACGTGCGCACTCGTCTCCCCGCCACGCCTGCCCACTTCATAGGGTGCTTTTTCTGCACTCCCTGCAGCAAAGCCCAGCCACGGCCCTGTATGGCGTTCTCCGGGGTCTCCAGCCAACGCCCGGCCCTGCGCTTCCCTGCGGGAGAGGGGTGCCTGCGAGGCCCTGTGCACGCGTTCCCTAGCCCTTCTCGACAAGCCCGATTTTTTAGGTGACCACGGGAAGGAGGTAACCAGGTAACACGCGGCCCCGAATAGGGTCTAAGTCTTTGATTCCAAAATCATAAAGGTGGTTACCTATTGAGGTGATGGGAGGTAATTTTCTGCCGCCCACAAAGTAATGTAATTGATTCATAAGGAATTTTTCTTCTGCAGATGTTACCTCCACAAAAGGTAATCGGGTTACTCCAAGGTTACCCTATTGTTACCTTCATGAATATCATATAAGTAATTGATTTTAAAGATTAATTCATCGAATCCGATGGGCTGATTACTTTTGTTACCTCTTTCCCGTGGTCACCTCAAAAATTGCACTCTATTGCGCGTAAGCGGGCCATTAGCTTCCCTGCCGCCGCACGCGCTGACGCCTGCAACCCGCGCGCTTGTCGCAGCGTTTGCGACGCCCAGCCGTATCCTGCCGGCCATGCCGCTGCCCCCCGACTTCTACTGGACGACGCGCTCTGCCAGCCTCTCGGACGATGCCCCCACGGTCGTCGCTTGCAGCGGCGTATGGGTGGTCGTGCTGCTACAACGGGTGAACGATGGGATGTGGATCGCCAGTCTCGACCGGCACCGACATGGTCCCGGCGGGCCGTCCCGCCGGTGTAGCAGTTACGAGCAGGGCCGCGCCGGCGCCGAGATGTGGGTGATCAGGCACGAGACCCGCCTGCGCGAGGATGTGGCCAAGATCGAGGCCTATCGAGAGGCGGTGCGGACGAACAGGTTGGCCAAGCTGCACATTTCCCCACCTTTCGATGGGGCTGGGTAGCGCGTGCCATACAGACGAAGTCGAAGGCAGGTCGCGTCTTTCAGAATCGCCGTTTGCTGATACCTTCGCAGGTTGGAACTTGACCAGCGGGGGGACGATGAGCAGCCAGTCGGCATTCTGGACGGCAGACACAATCAGTGCGGCGGGTACAGCATTGTCGGCCCTGCTTGCTGCAGGGGTATTTGCTTATGACCGTGCCTCAGCCTGGTCGCGGAGGCGTTCGGACGCTTCCCGCCTGTCGCAGCTAATTGCTGGCGATCTAGGACTGGAGATAGCGCAGCTTCGTTCAATTAGTGCATTCATTAACGGAAATGCCGAGACGGCCGGCTATTCGAATGGCCTGGGACTTCTAAGTGCAAAACCAGGTGCAGAAGCAGCTCTGCTGGTCTATTTGAAGCAGTTCAATACGGCGCGAATAGATCGAATTTGCGAGACCACGAACGTGTTTGATGCCGGCTTGAGCGACCGACTGTCGCTCATTATTACGTTGAGGGCCGGGGCCTTGATGTCGGTGGAAACAATGGAGTCAATGGAGCCACATCAAGACAGGGCTGATGTCGCGAAGCATGTATGCCTACAAGTGAACGCCCTACAGCGCACCATGATCGAGGTGTTCAATGCAATCATCGCTTCTCGGGGAGTTCGTTCACTACAGGTCGAGTGCCTGATCTCTTCCTAG